AAAACTTGCAGCTAAAATGGCAGGAGGAATGAAACTCCGAGACAAAATCTGCTCCCCCTTCGCAAGAAGGCAAAGAGGGGTAGAGTTCAATCTCACTTCCTTTCGACATTGCTGGCCTTGTTTTAATACTATAACTGTACCTTACTCCTTTATTGAAGGAGTTTAATATAGCTAGTACACTGGTACTCCAATAGTTAGAAAAGATCCTAGTGGATCAATTCTTTTAAGCTATTGAGATACATTTTAGCCTTCACTAGCCTCGAAAAATTTAAATTCTGACAATAATTGACAGAAAGTAATTAAAGGTTATAGCCTCTTAAAACACACCAGTATACTAAGATAGGATTTTAATAACTATATAATGAAACCTAATTTAATTTTATCTTTTGGTGCTTCTTTAGTGGGTTTTTCTCCTGAATTTTCAGTTGAAAAATATCTAAGTCAGATAAATTGGTTGCGAGCCTCCGGACGATATATCGTTGTAGATCCAAATAATAATGGAGTACTAATATATCTTAGAGAGAAAGAATATAACCGTATGGTTATTTCAAGTATCGCTAATGATATTACTATCATTGTTATCGCGACTCCAGATGATACTAAGGAGACAATTCAAAGCCGTTTTCCAGACTCCACAACTCCCAATATAGAATTTCTTGTTTCAAGAATTACTAAATTGGTTTCTTTAATTCCTGGTTGGGAGATTAAGGACTCTATGATTTATTTTAAAAGAAATTTTAAATATTTCATACCATATTATTATAATGATATAATAACATGGCTTGGGATCCCATCTTCAACAGAAAGTAGAAGAGCTGTAGATTCCTTGAATAAAAAATTAACGAGATATTTCACTTTTAGAGGGGTTAATAACCTTATTCTAGTAATGAAAATATCATCCATCGTTGTCCTAAAATATTTAGGAAACGAACACTTAACTTCAACTCAAAGTCTTGGTCAACGTATTAAACTAGTGCATGGTTTACCTGCATTTTTCCCTCCTACCATTCGAAAATGGATAAGAGATGGCTCTATTAAACATATCAGAGTTATTATGACTCTGTTATATTCTTTTAAAGCTATTAGAGGAAAATGGGGTTTACCAGATGTTTCTTCAATCCAAGCGGCCCCATTTATGCTTCTGGAGAGATTTGAGCAAGAATTATTAGATACAAGAAGTTTATTCTTCAAAAACTTTACTTCAGAACCTGTTATTCTAAAAGACCGGACAAAAAGTCCTCCTTTAATTTTAACAGCCTCAGGTAATGGATCTCCATCGGTAGCACAAACATTGTTTGATGCATTTTACCATTGTTTTGATCCTAATCAATGTCTGAAAAGATATATGATTTTGGCTTCAACTCAATTTGGACAATCTACAAACCCTTGGGTATTCTGTCGTTCAGTTATGGAGTCCTATGTTGCAGATATGCAATCAGGAAAACTTCTTTGGAAATACTTAAAAAGATTTCCTCTTATTAAATTCTTAAGACGTCATTACAAATCAGCCTTTATTGGACTGAAAGATAATGAGCCTTGGAGTCAAACCGCAGAAGAGTTCACTATGTCTCACACAATCCCTGGACGGCTTTCATTAAAACATGAAGCTGCCGGGAAAGTTAGAGTTTTTGCTATGGTAGATTATTTCTCTCAATATGCTTTACAACCTTTAGCCGATGATATGATGAGAGTGCTACGTGGACATCCGTCCGACGCAACTTTCTTTCAAAATACTCGAGTAGAGGAGACACTCCATGAGAATTACCGTACTTGTTATTCTTTCGATTTAAAATCAGCTACCGATCTTATTCCCTCACAATTATATAAAATTGTTCTAGGGGCTAGATATGGAGATGATTTTACTCATGCTTGGTTCGATTTACTTGTAAATCGAGATTTCATGGTTATGAAAACTAAAACCACTGCTATGAGACAATCTGTAAGATATACAAGAGGGCAACCTATGGGTGCTTTATCTTCTTGGGCTTCATTAGCTTTAATTCACCATTATTTGGTGTGGTTATCGGCATATAGAGTTGATAAAAACCTAGCGCGAACTTTTAAAGAGTACCTTGTACTTGGAGATGATTTAGTTATTTTCGACAAACAAGTTGCCTTATCCTATTTAGAGGTATGTAAAGATTATGGTATAACCATTAGTTTACCTAAATCTTTCGTCTCTGATGAAGGTTTATATCAGTTTGCAAGTCAGAATATCTATAAAGGTGAATTTATTTCTCCGCTACCATTGAAAGATGCTTTAGCATCTTCAATGAATTCATCTGTTGCTAATAAATTTAAACTTATTAGTTCCAGATTAGAATTTAGTAAACGAGTTAATAGATTAGGTTATATGAAAGACAACTCTATGATTTCCTTTGTGCGAGCACAAAGTTCTTATCATCAATGGAAACGGTATTGTAAATTTTATTTTCCAAAGGGATTAATTCCTTCGGAGGTAAGAGATATATTACTGTTAATGCTTAACTTTGATCTTAGATCATCGCCAAACATCAAAACATTGGATAGACTATTAGCAGCATTAGCTGGAGATTATAGACTTTTATGTTCAAGTAATATTCCTGAATACTCTAATGCGGAACGAAGTTCCTTTGTACGAGGTTTATATAATAATATATTATTTGACCTTAATAACAAAGTATCTAAGTTACAAAAAGAGCTCTCGGTTGTACATGTACAGCCTTTCTTTCCTTACTTTCAATCCCTTTATCTAATTATTATTAGAGCTTTGGGTGGTCAGAGATTTAACTCTGCCTACCGTTTAGTTGAGATTAGTAAGTCGATTATGGAAGTCCGTCATAAGGTATATAAATATATCAATGATCCGAACTTAATCGCGAAAGAGCTGGATGTAGGTCCATTGGGTGAAGACATAATAATCGAACAACATTTAGTTTTAATCAATCGTTTGATTGAATTAAAATTCGAAGTTGATGCACTATTCATACGACAAAACCTAACAACAAAATTTGTTGATCGTTTTGTGGATGGAAAAGTTAATTATTATGTGGGACTGCAACTCCAAGTTTTCCAAGAACTGGAAAAAGAGAAATTAGCAATGGCGATGTAATATCGCTGGTTGGCTCTAGTGAGCGGCTTCGGCCGAG